TATCGCGGGATCAGGGCGATATGGGAGCGATATCCCGAAAAACCGTACGCTCCTCTAGTTTCCCTGAACGATTGCCCGCTATTCTAGGCGTATCGGGTTGACGACCCCCCCGCTCGTATGTTAAGGGTAGCACCATTCAACCGAGGCCATTCTGCGACCAAGACCCGAATCCGCGCGAGGCGCAAGCGATCCGGCTCGCAGGGAGTGAATCGCAAGCCTCCCAGCATTCGAGCGAGCTTGCCCCGATTCGGCCCGTCCTGCTCGACTTCGAAGGGGGGCGATTGGGCGCCAGTCCAGGGGGGTGGGGGCGTGGTTTGCACGGGTCATACTAGCGTGCAGGATTCGGCGAGCGCGGCTCAGCGCACCCGATCCGGCAAGCCGCTTGCACCTAGCCCGGCGAAGCTCTAGCTTCCCCGTGTCGCCCGTCAGTGTCGCATAATGTCACTTATGTCGCCGCGAATCGGGCAAGGCACACGCCCTGGAGGGGCTAGAACGCATGGAGAACGAGCAAACCGGGCAAGCGGCCCAGGATGACGGGCGGAACGAGCAGGCGCAGGATGCGAGCGCGCCTTCGCAGGTGGGGGAGGGGGAGGGGTATACGCCCGCCCGGGATACATCCGGGCGCTTCCTGCCGGGCTATAGCGGGAACCCAAGAGGAAAACCAAAAGGCGCGATCTCCTTCCGCACGCGCTTCCGCCGCACGGTAAGGGAGAACCCTGACATCATGGAGGATTTGCTGCGTCGAACGATCTTGGACGGTTCGATGGACGCGAAGGTGGCGTTGCAATTGGCGCAGTGGCACGACGGTGAGAACCCGGATGCGTTTGACAAGGAGCAGGAGTTGGCTTCGATGGAGGCGAGCCGTAAGCCTGAGGACGTGCTTGGTGCTTGCTTGGCTGCGCTGCGAACGGCAGGCTTGCATGAGGTTGCGGACCGACTGCAAGGAGGCTTGGATGGTGAGTCGAAGTGACGGTATTCAGCAGGGGATAGACGCGCTGTATGGGTTGGAGCAGGAAGCGTTCAGGGCTCTGGAGGTGCTGTCAGCGGACGCGCCGGACAGTGACGAGTTCCTGATCATGTACGGCCACCATGAGGCTCTTGTGGAGGCTCTGCGTGCGCTGGAGGGTATGCAGCAGCGGAGCTTGTCCTGGGAGCGGAAGAATTGGACCCCGTAGCGGTCCAGGGAGTTCCGCTGGAGCTTCGCGGCCCGATGAGGGACCTGCGTTGGCTTCCGTTTCACCGGAGTGGGGGGGACCCCACCCGAGCGATTTTGCTGGATAGCAGTGCTGGCACGGGTAAGAGCGTGGGCACTGGAGCGACGTTGGTTCGCTGGTGCTTGGATTACCCGGGTAGCAGGTTCTTGGTTGCGCGTCAGACGCTGCGGAGCTTGCGTGAGTCGTGGCAGACGACGTTTGAGGAGCAAGTGCTGCCTGCGTATGGGTTGAGCCCTGGTCGCGGGAGCAAGATGCACCGTCAGAGTTACAAGATCGGTGCGAGCGAGATTGTGCTGGGTGGTCTGGACGACCCTCAGAAGCACTACTCGACGGAGTGGAATGCGGTGTTGCTGGTCGAGGGAACCCAGATCAGCGAGGACACGTTTGAGCGTTTCTTCCGGGCGCTGCGTTGGCCGAAGGGTGCGCCGTTCCACACGATGGTGGTGGAGTGCAACCCTGAGAGCCCGTTCCACTGGCTGCACCAGAAGTTCATTGCCCAGCCCCAGCCGGGGTTCCTGCGCCGCCAAGCGACGTACAAGGACAACCCGGCCTACTGGGATCTGGAAGCGAACGACTGGACTGAGCGCGGCCTGGAGTTCTCTGAGAACCTGAAGGCGGGTACTAGCGGGACCCTGTACCGGCGCTTGTTTCTGGGCGAGTGGTGCATGGTCGAGGGCCAAGTCTTCGACTGCTGGGAGCCCGATAAGTACGTGGTGTCTGGCGAGTGCGAGCGGCGCAATGACGGGTACTGGTGGGTCGTACCGGATGCGGGGGACCCCGTGCGTCTCAACTGGCTGGCTGCGGGCCAGGACTGGGGCTACACGTCACCGGGCGTGGTGAGTGTGTGGGGCTTCGACGACTGGGGCCGTGCTTGGCTGGTGGAGGAGGTCTACCGGACGAAGCAGGACGACGGCTGGTGGACCGACACGATTGCGGAGTTGCACGACAAGTGGGGCTTCTGGCGCTGCGTGACGGACCCTGAGAACGCTGCTGGGATTGCGATGGTGAACCGTCGCCTGCGGGCGGCGGATGGTCGTCCCTTGCTTACGACTGCGGACAAGAAGACCACGCAGGCTGGCCGTACGAAGTACGCGATGGTGATGCACGCTCACACTGAGATGAGCAATGGTCGGCTTATGTTCTTGGCTGGCGCTCGTCGGCATGAGCGTGACGAGTTCTTGAAGAGCAAACCGGCTTGCACGGTTGAGGAGTTCCCGAGCTACATGTGGGCTCCGCCGCGCGAGAGCCGCCGGTACGAGATGGTCGGGGGCGAGGGCCCCGCCCTGGACGTGCCGATCAAAGTGAACGATCACGGCATCGACGCGATGCTGTACCTGCTGTGGGCGGTTTATCAGAAGGATCTGTCTCCTCCGACTGCTACAGTTTTCGAGCCTCGGCGTCCTGAGCATGTGCTTACGAGGGACCCGGAGTACCTGCGACTAATGCGAGCCCGAGAGGGATGACATGCTGAAGGACGATGAGAAGTCCCTGTACGGGGAGATCAAAGCGGCTGAAGAGGAGCGTGACCAGCACTTGCGCCACTTCAAGAAGATGGTGCAGCGGAGCCACGGCAAGGCATACAAAGCGCCGGGGTCGCTTACGCATGGATCGACGCTGGAGAATCACTACCACGAATACGTGAGTCTCATGCTGCCGCGTCTGGTGCTGAACAACCCGAAGGTGCGCGTTACCAGCAGGGACGACTCAGCGATGGCGTCGATGGGTGAGATTCCGGACACGGAAGCATTGAGCCACGCGATGAACCGTTGGGTGAAGGACTGCAAGTTCGACCGCCTGATGACGGACTACGCGACGGACGGGTTCTTTGCTCACGGCGTGGCTTACGTGTACCAAGAGCCGTATCCGGGGTATGTGCCCGAGTCGGCCCGCGAGGGCCTGACTGAGGACGAGGACGTGATGCGTCCGCGTGTGATGGTGCTGGACCCCACGACGGTCTTCTGGGACCCGCTTGCTACCCGTCGTGACGCGGTTCGCTACTACGGCCACTGCTACACGCGGGACCGCGACGACTTGCTTGAGGAAGCCAGGAAGGACCCCGAGCTTGGCTGGCGTCCCGAAGCAATCGAGGCCGCGTCAGCGGCGGTGTACGAGGACGGGCACCTTGAATACGTGGACCGCGACGAGCTTCGGATCTACGAAGTGTGGGTTCCTGAGCAGGTTGCCGATGACGATGTCAGCGAGCGCGAGGGTTTCAACGGCACGCTGTACACGCTGGGCGCGCAAGCGCACAAGGACGGCACGACGGACGGCATCTTCCTGCGTGACCCGCAGCCGTGGTTCGGGCCCCGCGAGGGGCCGTATGTGATCTGGGGTGTCTACCCGGTGCCGAATGACACCTACTGGCTGTCGCCGCTGGCGGCGGTCGAGGATCAGATCCAGAGCCTCAACGACTTCACCAATGCGTTCATCGAGGGTGCGCGCAAAGCGAAGAAGGGCGTGGCCGTGAATGCCACCGAGCCCGAGGTCGCGGATCAGATCAAGAACTTCGAGGACCAGGGCGTCTTCATGCTCCAGACGGGCAACCTCTCGATGCGGGAGGCGGTGGTGCCGTTTGAGGTCGGGGGACCCCACTCGGAACTGATGCTCTACATGCAGGCCGAGCGCCAGCGTCTGGAGCGCGTCAGCGGGATCACGGACGTTCACCGGGGCAATGTCAGTGGCGCGGGGACCGCGACCGAGATCAGCATTGCCGATAGCGCCAGCAACATTCGGACGGAGTTCGTGCGTCGGCAGTTTTACCGTGGCGTTACGGACATCCTGGCGCGGGTCGCGTGGTACATGCGCGAGGACCAGCGGAGCCGCTATCCCGTCACCGAGGAGGTGGCGCGGATGCTGGGCCAGTCGGCTGGTCAGGTCTGGTATCGCCCCCCTGCGGACGATGTGCCCTTCGAGGCGTATGAGTTCGAGATCGAGGCGTTCAGCATGGAGCGGGCCAACGAGGGCCTCTACCAGCGCCGCGTGATGGAGTTCATGCAGATGTATGTGCAGCTTGCCGGGGTGGGCCTCCAGGCCCCCACGCTGGCTCCTGTCATCGACAAGATGCTCCGCAAGGCCGCCAACGCTCTCAACCTCGACGACATGGGCGTGATGATTACCGAGCAGGCGCTGATCCAGGCGCAGGAGCGAGCCATGCAGATGCAGCAGCAGCAGGCGCTCCAGACCCAATCGCCAGCGCCCGCGAACGCGGGGCAGGCTAACCCCCTAGCGGGCCGGATGGCCGGTAACGCTCAGAACCAAGGCAACATCATGGGAGGCATCTGATGCCGCTGTACGAGTACATTGACGAGTCGAACGACGAAGTTGTTGAGATTTATCTCCACGCAGATGAGGCTGACGATATTGGCGCGATTCGCAACGAAAATGGCCGCCGCCTTCGTCGGATTTTTTCTCAAGTGTCTACCAAAATTGACAACGGTTTTGTTTCGCGCCAAGTTCACCGCTGGCACCCGGATGTGAAACACCACACCAAGGACGGCTGGGCAGCCTTCAACAACAAGCGCGAGGCCCGCGAGTTCATCGCGCGGAACAACGCGAAAGAGGGCTCGACTACGGACTGGTCCTTGGACAACTGATTTGGGAGAATAGGCGTATGGCGATTGAGTATCGAGGCGAGCGATTCGCCGGGTACAACAAGCCCAAGAAAACTCCTGGGCACAAGACCAAGTCTCACGCGGTCCTGGCTAAGGAGGGCGAAACTGTGCGCCTTGTCAGGTTCGGTCAGCAGGGCGTGCGCGGAGCCGGTAAGAATCCGCAGACCGCTTCTGAGAAGGCCCGCAAGCGTTCGTACTACGCGCGTCACGACGCGCAGGGCAAGCCGTCGAACAAGCTCTCTGCGAAGTATTGGTCCCACAAGGTGAAGTGGTGATGCCGAAGGAGCGCAAGAGCCGCGTCAACGAGGCGGGCAACTACACCAAGCCGACTCTGCGTAAGCGGATCTTCGAGCGCCTGATGGCATCGGACAAGTACGGGAAGCCCGGTCAGTGGTCGGCGCGTAAGGCGCAGGCTCTGGCGCGTGAGTACAAGAAGGCTGGAGGCGGGTACAAGTGAGGGCCAAGTCGCAGCGTTCGCTTGAGGCGTGGACGAAGCAGAAGTGGCGCACCGCTTCTGGGAAGCCGTCTGAGGAGACTGGCGAGCGTTACATGCCCGAGTCTGCGCTGCGCGCCCTCTCGTACAACGAGATCCAGGCAACGAACAAAAAGAAGCGCGCTGGCACACGCGCTGGAAAGCAACACGTGCCAAACACCCCAGCAGCTAGGCGAGCCACCAAGGCCGCCAGGAGTAGAACGAAGTGACTGACGAACCCGTTGAGATTGAATCCGAGGTCGAGGCTCCCTCGGAACCCGCAGGGGCGAACGCTTCTGCCGAGCCCGCAGAGGATGCGGGTCTTGCGGCCTTTGCTGCCTTGGAGGCCAGTCGTGGCCTTGGGCTGAAGGACGACGATAAGTATGCGGCGAAGGATTCGCCGGTAGACGAAGCGGAAGGCGAGGAACGCGAAGCTGGGGAGCAAGAGTCTGACCCGGCTGATGAGCCTTCAGCCGTAGAGGACGAAGTGCCTGCTGCCGACCGCGAGGCTGCCGTCCGAGCCCTTCGTCGCGCCAAAACTCCACAGTCCGTGATGGACTCTATGTCGGATTCAGACCTCGTTGAGTGGGGTCTGGAACTGGCAAAGATCCAGTCGGAGGTGGATAAGAAGCTGTCTGCTAACCGTGCCGAACCCGGAGAGGACGGCTCTGATGCAGCGAGCGAACCGGATACCACGCAGCAGGCCCAGCCTGTTGTGACCGGCGCGCTTGACTGGGATCAGATGACCGCACCCTTGAAGGACACCTTCGGGAGCGATGACGCAGAGGCTATGGTCGCCCCTATGCGGGCGGTCTTCGACACCCTGGCGCAGCAAAACCAGATGCTTCAGGGTGCCGTGGAAAACCTCCTCGTAAGGGAGAGTTTCCGTGGGCTGGAGGGTAAGTACCCCCAGCTTGCCGAACCGGACCAGCGTGAGGCTGTCACGGCTAAGGTGCGTTCTCTGAACACTGCGGAATACCAGTCTGTCGATGACCTGATCGCGGACGCCGCACGCCTTGTCCTTGGCAACCCTCGGGACGCTGAGAAGGAGAGGCGGTCTACTGTTTCTCGTAAACGGTCGGCCAGTCAAACTCGCTCCTCCAACCGCAAGGTGGCTGCTCAACCCGCGTCGGACTACGACAACGGGTACGAGAGCTTCAAGGCGCTGGAAGAGAAGTACGGGCTGAGTTGACCATAACCAAGGAGTTCTCCAATGGGATGGACTGACGTTTTCGCCGACTTCGCGGCAACCACTGACGACACTTACTTCGACTCGCCGGACAAGCTCATCAACCAAGCTACCGAGCGGTCTCCTCTTCTGGGCAAGTTCCTGAAGGCTTCCGGCACGGCCAAGATCATCAAGGGCGGGGAGCGGATGCGCTTCCAGACCTTCTTTGACGAGGTCAACACTGCGGTCGATTACGGCGGCCCGAACCCCACGCTCTCGATCAGCAACCCGCAGATCGTGACCGAAGGTGTTGCGGACTGGCGCTTCTCTGCCGACCACATGGCCTGGACCGATCACGAGATCGGCCTTCAGGTCAACACCTCGATGACCCGTGAGGCTCGTTACCGCCGGATCCGCGACCTGTACGCGGTGAAGGAGCAGCGCCTTGCGACCTCCATCATCAAGCACATGGAGGACCACCTGTTCGCGGCTCCTGTGGAGTCGATGGAGGGCACCGCTGGTTCGGTCCCCTTCTCGATCCCCTGCTTCATCACCGAGAACGACAACGGCCAAGATCCGCAGATTTCGGGTGGCGACTGGTCCACGACGCTTGAGGGCATTGACCCCAGCGCCAACTGGTCCAACCAAGTGGCGACCTACGACGCCTCCAACGCTGGCATCGACCTGACCTCTGGTGCCGAGACGTACCCGGACACCGAGGCGAAAGCCAACGTCCTGTTCAGTGCTTTCGACGAGATGATGCACCTCGTCCAGTACAACCCGCTGCCGATGTACGAGGGCCAGAGCGAGTCGCTGAACAGCCCGAACTTCATCGCAACGAGTAAGGCTGGCCGCCGCGCGTTCATGTCGTCCCTGCGTCTGCTCAACGACCAACTGGTCGCCAGCAGCCGTCAGGATCCGGCCTACCTGAACCCGCTCTACGCCGGTATCCCGGTGATCTACGCCAGCAAGCTGGACACCGCTGGCCTGTACGGTACTGGCCTCGCTACCGAGGCTGCCGCTACGGTCAAGGCTCCTCGCTACTACTGGATCGACACGGATGTCCTCTGCAAGGTCTTCCACGACGAGCGTTACTTCTCGCGGAAGCAGCCTCAGCCTCACCCGAACCAGCCGTTCAGCCACGTCATGTGGGTTGAC